GACGGGCTTGCCACTGTTAAGGAGGCAGGGGCTAACGCAGGACAAATTAGCAGCTTAGTATCTCGATACTCTGACTTAGATCAAAAGATTCGAGATGTAGAGGCAAAGAAAGCAGGCGTGTTGTCAGTTAAAGACAGCATGAATCTGCAAATAGCGAAGCAGCAAGCAGCTAACTTTCACCAAGCACTGAAAGACAGCCTGTTAATGCAGCAAGGTGGAGCCGCGCAATACCGCGAGATTATGCAGCGTATCGAAGAGTCGAAGGTAGCGCATGAAAGAGAGGTTAATCGACTAAAGATAAAACGAAGACAACGCCAAAAGCTGATAAAAGAGATTAGTTTGTATGTGACGATAGGATCTCTTTGTGTTACTGGAGCAATAGGTGCTTTGTATGTATGGGTCAATTTATTTAAATGAACAAAGAAAAAGACAATCCTGAAGCTGAAGAAACCAGCGAAGTGCCGCCGGTTAAAGAGTATGAGGACAGGCTATGAAGTTTGGTGCAATCAAAGGGCTAATCGGCGCAGTGGCTCCTACCATTGGGCAGGCGCTAGGTGGGCCTCTTGGCGGGACAGCGGCACAAGCCATTGCTCAAGTCTTAGGATGCAAGCCTGATGAGAAAAGTATTGAGAAAGCTGTTCAAAACGCTACGCCGGAACAGCTTGCAGAGATCAAGAAAGCGGAACTAAGTTTTCAGGCACGGATGAAGGAATTAGATGTCGATGTTTTCGAGCTTGAAACGAAAGATATCCAACATGCGCGTGAGACTTTTCGGGGTGATTGGACGCCACGTTTTATTGCGATTGCGTGTGTTCTTTTTTTCGGGGGATACATCGCGTTGGTCACAATTCAAGACCCTGCTGCTAATGATGATGGCATTGTCAATCTTGTATTGGGCTATCTTGGAGGGATTGTCTCATCTATCATCAGCTTCTACTACGGAGCAGCACATAAGCACGACAAATGAAAACGAGCGAAGAAGGTAAAGCATTAATCAAAAAGTTCGAGGGCTGCGAGCTGAAGGCGTATTTATGTCCAGCTCAGGTTTGGACTATCGGTTATGGCCATACCGCAGGTGTAAGCGACGGCGATGTTTGTACGCAGGAGGACGCAGATCGCATGCTTGCAGAAGACCTTGAGGAGTTCGAAGGATATGTGCGCGAGGCGGTTAATGTTCCGCTTGAGCAGAATGAGTTTGATGCTCTGGTTGCGTGGACATACAACCTTGGCCCCGGCAATTTGCGCTCATCAACCATGTTAAAAAAGCTGAATGATAGTAAGTTTGAAGATGTGCCGACCGAGATTCGCAGGTGGAACAAATCTGGCGGCAAAGTTCTTGACGGTTTAGTTCGCAGGAGAGAGGCGGAGGCTTTGCTGTTTAAGGGCGAAGAATGGGGCGATGTCTGAACTTGCGCTGCGCGATTTCGACATCCTGTCAGACCAAGAGAAAGCCGAAGCTGTTGCTCTTCTTAAACGCTACGACCAAATAGAAAAGCAAGAAGAGTGTCAGGGTGACTTCATCAAGTTTGTTAAGCAAATGTGGCCCGAGTTCGTTGAGGGTCGCCATCACAAGATTATCGGAGAAAAATTCAACCGTATCGCGCAAGGTAAGTTGAAACGCTTGATCGTCTGCCTTCCTCCTCGACACACCAAATCAGAATTTGCCTCAACCTATTTCCCTGCTTGGATGATGGGCCTTCGAGGTAATCTCAAGATTATCCAGACCACTCACACCGCTGAGCTTGCTGTTCGGTTCGGTCGCCGGGTTCGAAACATTATCGATTCCGAGGATTACCAAGAAGTTTTCCCCAAGCTAAAGCTGCAAGCCGATAACAAGTCAGCCGGTCGCTGGACAACTAATGAAGGCGGCGAATCTTTCTATGCTGGTGTTGGCGGCGCGATTACGGGCCGAGGCGCGGACCTGCTCATCATCGATGACCCCGTGAGCGAGCAGGACGCGCTAAGCCCCACCGCTATGGACGCGGTTTACGAGTGGTATACATCTGGTCCACGTCAGCGTCTGCAACCCGGCGGCATCATTGTGATAGTAATGACAAGATGGAGCACCAAAGATTTGGTCGGCAAGGTGCTCAAGAAGCAGGGCGAAATGCACGCAGACCAATGGGAGCTGGTGGAGTTCCCGGCAATCATGCCCGAATCTGAAGAACCGCTATGGCCTGAGTTTTGGAAAAAGGACGAGTTGCTTTCTGTTAAAGCCTCTCTACCGGTTCCGAAGTGGAATGCTCAGTGGATGCAAAATCCAACGGCAGAAGAGGGTTCGATCGTCAAACGTGAGTGGTGGCAGATCTGGGAAAAGGATTACGTGCCTGCATATAGTTATGTCATACAGGCTTACGACACGGCGTTCAGCAAGAAAGAGACTGCTGACTATTCTGCGATTACAACGTGGGCTGTATTTCAACCCGAAATCGACGGCCCCGAGTGCGTGCTTTTGCTCGACGCTAAACGGTTCCGCGTTGATTTCCCCGAGCTTAAAAAAATAGCGATGGAAGAGTATAAGTATTGGGAACCGGATTGCGTGCTAATCGAAGCTAAAGCGAGCGGCACGCCCTTGACGCACGAGCTGCGCAGAATGGGTATCCCTGTCACTGCCTATACACCAAGCCGTGGTCAAGATAAGATTGCAAGAATGAATAGCGTCGCTCCGATATTTGAATCAGCGATGGTTTGGGCACCGGACGATGGTTTTGCTGAAGAAGTGATCGAAGAGATGGCGAGCTTTCCATACGGCGATCACGATGACTATTGTGACTCAGCAACGATGGCGCTGATGCGGTTTAGGCAAGGGGGATTCGTCGCCCTCGAAAACGATTACCAAGAAGAGGCAAGATTGCTGCCTCGGGATAGAACGGTGTACTACTGATGGCCATCGAAAGACTCGGAACAGAAAACGATCCTGACGTGCTTCCTCTCTCACGCATCGTTGAGGTGGTGCCAGAGCCAAGCAGAGAAGATTTAATCAGAGACGCTGCGCAGATTCTGGTCGATGAAGAGGAAATCCTCATCGATGACGAGATCGATGCGGTCCCTGAAACACCACAAATTCCTTTTGATAGCAACCTTGTCGAGTTTTTAAGCAAATCTGACCTCGGCAAGCTGGCTGATGACGTTCTTCAATCGATCAGCGCAGACAAAGAAAGCCGTTCTGAATGGGAAAAGACTTACGTTGACGGTTTGAAGTATCTCGGAATGAAGTTTGACGAGATGCGCAGCCAGCCCTTTCAGGGTTCTTCTGGCGTAATCCACCCGATTCTTGCCGAGTCTGTCACACAATTCCAAGCCCAAGCATACAAAGAGCTTTTGCCGCCCAAAGGACCGGTAAAAACCGAGATTGTTGGCGCTCGAAACGCTGAAGTTGAGATGCAGGCGGAGCGAGTTCAGGATTTCATGAACTTTTACATCATGAACGTGATGCAAGAGTACGATCCAGAGCTGGATATGCTGCTTTTTTACCTTCCGATCGCCGGTTCTGCGTTCAAAAAGGTGTATTACGACCAAGGATTGAGCCGAGCGGTGTCGAAATTCATCGCGCCAGAGGATTTAGTGGTTCCTTACGAGGCTCCAGACATCCTTTCGGCAGAAAGAGTCACTCATGTCATCTCGATGAGCAAAAACGAGATACGAAAACAACAATTAGCCGGGTTTTATGCCGATGTTGAGCTTCGGGGCGACGTTTATGTCAAGAATCGAAGTGATATCGAAGAAGAAATCGATGAAATCGAGGGTATGGAGCCTAGTTATGCCGAAAACCGCGATAGAGTGGTTTACGAGGTGCATACAATCCTTGATCTGCCCGGATACGAGGATATGGGGGAAGATGGCCAGCCTACTGGGTTGAAACTGCCATACATTGTGACGATCGATGAGGCTTCTCAGCAGGTCTTAGCTATTCGCCGCAACTACGCTGAGCAAGATCCGCTAAAGCAAAAGATCAACTACTTCGTCCAGTACAAATTTCTGCCCGGATTAGGGTTTTACGGCCTTGGTTTGAGTCACATGATTGGAGGTCTCTCCAAGGCTTCAACGTCCATCCTGCGCCAGCTTATTGACGCTGGCACAATCGCTAACCTCCCTTCTGGCTTCAAAGCTAGAGGAATGAGGATTAGAGATGAGGATGAGCCGCTTCAGCCCGGAGAGTTCCGCGATATTGACACAACGGGTGGGTCGTTGCGAGAGAATTTGATTCCTCTTCCGATCAAAGAACCATCTAATGTGTTAATGCAGCTTCTTGGCATGTTGGTTGATTCTGGTAAGCGGTTTGCCTCGATTGCTGATACCAACGTCGGGGACATGAATCAGGCGATGCCGGTAGGCACCACGGTCGCGTTACTTGAGCGCGGCACCAAGGTTATGAGCGCTATCCATAAGCGCCTGCATTACTCGCAAAGGGTTGAGTTCCAGCTTCTCGCCAAGGTGTTTAATGAGTATCTGCCGCCGATGTATCCCTACAATACCGGTAGCGGACCAGCAGAGGTAAAACAGACAGACTTTGATGGCCGTGTCGATGTAATACCGGTTTCAGACCCTAACATCTTCAGTCAATCTCAGCGGATTACGATGGCGCAAGAGCTGATGCAGCTTGTGCAGTCAAACCCGGATATCCATGGACCGCAAGGTATTTATGAGGCGTATCGCAGGATGTACGCGGCGCTCGGTGTCGATGACATTGACTCCTTGCTGCAACCACCGCCTCAGCCTCAGCCACCGATGCCGGTTGATGCAGGCGTTGAGAACAGCGGTTTGATGATTGGCCAGCCTCAGCAAGCATTTGAGCAGCAAAACCATCAGGCTCACATTGACGCTCACCGATCTTTATTCTTGACCGAAGTAGTCAAAACCACGCCTCAAGCGCAGGCTTTGATCATTGCGCACATCATGCAGCATCTCCAGTTCTTGTCGGCTCAAATGGCACAAGAACAAATCGGGCCTGAAATCCAACAACAAATTCAGATGATGCAGCAGCAAATGCAGCAGGTTCCGCCTGAACAGCAGCCGATGCTGCAAGGTGAAATAGCCATGTTAATCGAGGGTTTTTCCTCCCCCATCATGGCTCAACTTACTCAAGACCTTCTCCTCTCGATCGGACAAGGCAACGAAGAAGATCCTTTGGTTCAAATCCGTCAGCGCGAACTAGACCTTCGAGAGCAAGAAATGGCCATGGATCAGGCTCAGTTCACGGAAAAGCAACAGCAGAGAGACCAAGAAAAGCTGCTTGAGTCTGAGATTCAAAAACAAAGGATTGATGTTCAAAAGCAAGTTGCGGATGATAAATTAGACGTTGCTATGCAGAGATTAGAGCAACAAGCGCAACTCAAATTGCTTGAGTTACAAGCAAAGTTTGGAGGCATGTAATGACAACGAGTTATGTTTTAGAAAGACAGCAAGAGCTTAGAGACAACAAAAAGCTCATGCGTGAAGCGGAGCGTCAAGCTATCGCCAAGATGGAAGAAGAGCAGGCTTTGAGAAAGGCAGCAAGCGACGCTCGAATAAAAGCAAAATTAGAGCGAATCGAAAAAGGTGAGTCTGCACCAGTATCGGTTGCCGTTGCAGCGCCAGCGGTAGAAGTTGAAGCGAAGCCAAAGAAGGCTTCTAAGAAAAAGCAAGCAAAGGTGGAAAAAGATGCCGTTGAAGAAAGGGAAGAGCCAAAAGACGATCAGCTCGAACATCAAGAAGCTGAAGAGTGAGGGTAAGCCCCAGAAGCAAGCCGTAGCGATTGCTTTGAAAGAGGCAAAGGGCATGAAAGACGGTGGTTCGGTTTCTCGTGGCCAGCTCAAAGTTAAAGTCAAGAAGATGCGCACCCGTGGCACTGGGGCAGCAACCAAAGGGCTAGACTTTTACGAGCGCGTATGAGAGACGATGTTGATCTGGCAGCAGCCATCAAGCGCATGATTAGCGATCGAAAAGAGCTAATTGTTGAAACAATGTGCGAAGGTATGCTGAAAGATATGGAACATTATAAAAGTTTGCAAGGCGAGCTGACTGCGTTAAACTTGGTTGAACAAACCATCCAAGATTTTTACGCACGAGGAGAGCGCGAGTGAGCAAACCGTCAATCGAAGCTGCCTTTGTCGATAAGGAGGACCGGGTTTTAGATCCGACTCTGCTCGATAAGTCAGCCTTAGAGCGAATGCCTCAGCCAACCGGCTGGCGCATGTTAGTGATTCCTTATGCTGGTAAACGGACCAGCAAGGGCGGAATTCATTTAACCAAGGAGACCGTTGACCGAGAGGCGCTTGCCACGGTGGTCGCTTACGTGGTTAAAAAGGGGCCGCTCTGCTACAACGATAAAGAAAAATATGGTGATGCCCCTTGGTGCGAGGAGAAGCAGTGGGTGTTGATAGGTCGATATGCTGGCGCTCGGTTCAAGCTGGACGAGGGGGAAGAGGTCCGCATCATCAATGATGATGAAGTGATTGCAACAATTTTAGATCCAGATGACATAGTGAGCAGCTACCGATGACCGTTGAAAATACAGCCCCAGAAGCAGTCGAAGAAGAAATTGAAGTCACCGTTACTGAAGACTTACCGGAAGGTCAGGAAGTCAGCAGCGATGACGAGTTGGAGCGCTATACCAAATCGGTAAGCAAGCGCATCAACAAGTTAAACCAGAAAAACCGAGAGGCCGAAGACCGTGCCCGATACCTCGAAGCAGTTGCTATGCAAAAAGAGCAAGAGCTTCAACAGTACCGAGAGCATTCTGTTTTACAGGCTCAGACGGTTCTTCAAAAAGAAGAAGAGGCGCTCAAAGCTAAAGAAAGTCAAGTCGATGATATTTATCGGAAGGCTATTCAAAGCGGCGACGCCGACCTTATTTCGAAAGCTGACACGCTTAAAAACGATGTCGCTATTCAAAAAGAAAAATTGCGTGTTGCCCAGTCAAGACAGGCGCAGCAGCAACCGCAACAACCAGTCCAAGAAAACTACCAGTCTTATCAAGATCAAGGTCAGTATCAGCAATACCAACAGCCAGCTCAGGAGGAGATCAAACCCACCGATCAGGCTTTAAGTTGGCATGAGAAAAATAAGTGGTATGGTGATGGGGAAAATGAAGAGAACTTACAAGCGACACAATTCGCTTATTTCACTCATTTCAACCTTATCAATGAGGGCTATGAACCTGACTCAGATGAGTATTATAATGAGTTGGACACAAGAGTTTTCCGCGTCTATCCGAATTTACAATCGGTAGAAACGGAGCAACCTGTCGAACAATCGGAAGCCAGACCCGCCGTGCAAAGAGTCGCTTCCGCCAGCCCTGCTGGTCGGCCACAAACACGAGGCAACAAGCGTGGCGTTTCATTTACGAAAGGTGAATTAGAACGTCTCCGGGGCCTGAAGCCACACAATATGTCTGAAGAGGCATGGTTGAAACGAGTGGCAGCAGAGAAGCAAAAAATTGCAGCTAGGGAGGCAAAATAATGTCCGAAGTAAATAAAACTCGCGCTTCGCGTGAATCCGAGACACACGATAAACAGGCTCGACGACGCCCTTGGCGTCCGGTGCGTAAGTTAGAAACTCCTCCAGCACCTCCCGGTTACACCTATCGGTGGATCAGGGAATCAATGCTGGGTCAGGAGGATCGAGCAAACGTCAGCCGTCGTCTGCGGGAAGGATGGGAACTAGTTAAAGGTTCTGATCTGCCTCCAGAATGGCAATTGCCAACGATGGATGATTCCGGGCGGCATTCAGGAGTCGTTTACAACGAGGGATTGCTCCTTGCGAAGATTCCTAACGAAACCGTTGAAGAGCGAAATGATTACTATCATGTCAAAAATCAACAAGCCAA